CATTTCTATAAAGTAGTTCCTTCAATATTACGTTCAAGAATTTCTTTTACTGTACACTCTTCTAATTCTCCGTCAACCTCTTTATATATTTTATCGTCTTCGAAAATATAAATAGTTTCCCAATTATCTTTATTTGTTAAATTATCATACCATTGTCGAGTTGGAAGTATCATGTGTGTTACAACATAATAACCATCTTCTTTTACTTTAAAAGTACAAGAATCAATATCTTCTGTATGTTCATTTAACAAAACATCAATTAAAGTTGTGTGATCAGTTGATACTTTAACAATACTGTTAAGAGTTGCACTTTCACTATATTTATATTTATCAAAAGTTGCTACAACTTCAACGTCTTCAGGAATATACTGGTTATATTCTTTAGAAAAATCTTCAATTAATATTTCCCCGTTTAACTTCGGGTGTATGTCAATACTAAATTCCATTATTTTACGTATCCTATTAAATAAGGTCCTTGCCATCTAGTTTGATCATCATCTGAATTTATTACACCATTAACTGATGTTGCAGTAATCATCCAAAGTTTTCCAGTAAAATCAGTGATACTTTCTGTTGTCCAACCATCACCAGGATTATCAGATTTATTATCTACATTAGGAACATCTGAATCAGTAACTTGATAACGTATTTCAAGTTTACTATCAAATGCCCATCTACCAAATTGAGCAGGGTCAGAGAACTTAGTCCATTTACCTTCAACTCTTTTACGAGTAGACATAAAAGCATAAGGTCTTGCTGCACTAATACTTACAGGAGTTTCTGTCCAACCATCTGGTAATTTATCATCATACTAAGTTAAATCATCTTCATCGTCATAAACAATTTCAGGTGCTTTCTAAGTAGATTGAGCAATATAGATATTCTAAATCTTTTCATAAAGATTAGTTGCAACAATTTCATATACAGTATTCAGATTCTGTGTATCTCCGTTATAAGTATATTTAGTTCGTTTCCAAACATACGGATATTCATCGTTAGGTAATACAAATGTAGATGACCATGATCCTAATTCTTTTACATAACTTTCATCCTTAGAATCAGTTCTAACATACATTACATCAACTATAATATTGTTAGCTGCATCTGCTTCACCACTTAATGTACTTACCTAAGTATATAAATCTGTTATAGCGGTCTACACAGAATCTTTCTCTGTACATGTAACAGATGAAGCTTCTGTTATAGGATAAATCTTTTGTTTACTGTTATTATATAACTATGTTCCCATATTTATCTGAAATTAACTTTATCATTATAAGGATTTCCATCTCTTAGTTGCATCAATTCAATCTCAGTTCTCTTTTGCTAAACTTCAATTTGTTTTTCTTTATACTCTTTATCAGTATTAGCATTGAACCATTGAACTCGATATTCTAACTGAATCTTTTGTTGCTCTAACTTCATCTTCTCTTCATTCAAAGATTTGAGTTCTTGTTGAGCCTGTTGCAATTGTTGCTACATTTGCTACAGTTGTTGATTTGCTTCTTCAAGTTTTTGAGATAATTGTTTCAACTAATCGTTTTCTTCCTTTTGTTTCTTTAAAGCCTTTTGAACTTTTAATTTAATATCAGTAAGACTCTTTGCAGTCATTACTTCAAATAAAATATCAGGAGGAAGGGCTTGAGCTTTAATTAATTCAGGAACTAATTGTTTTAATTGCTAAATATCCTACATTACTTCTGTACTAGATACGATATGTATATCATAACTAGTTAATGTAAAATGTTCAGGTAATGCAGTAAAGATTCTTTGTTGTTCTTCACCAAGTATTAAGACTCCAGATACTCCATTCTTATATACTTTCTTAGCAACATTCAAACAATCTAACAACATTTCATCAGTAACTAAATCCATCTACTGATAATATTGTTTAGTTACAGTAAATGAATTTTGTACACCTTGTTTAATATTAGTTACTGCATCATTCTAACTAATTCCGTTTAATCTTTCTCTAAACACACCAGTAATAGATGATACTGTACTTTCAACAGATTGAATTGCAATTTCAATAGCTTGAATTGATTGAGCTTTTAAAGTTTCATCAAATCCATTAAAGATTGTATTCAAAGGAGCATTACCATTATCGTTTCTTCCTTCTTGTGAACTATCAATTAATTGTAAACCACCTTTCTTATAAGCAATCCATTTTGCAACTCTTTCTGGCCATTTAACTCCTAAAGTTGTAGGAATTAATGACATATCAATAATACTACCTGATACACCACTATTTGCAACTAACCTATCTTTGTAATAATTTAATAAGTCATATCTATCTTGTAGTGGCATACATTTAAGCATCAAAGAATATGGTTCGTAAGATCTGTTAAAGAAATAAACTCCATTAATAGTAAGTCTACATTCATTAGGATTATCTATAGAACGAACAACCTATTCATCTTTACCTCTTACAATATAAATGCTATCTCCAATTCTGACAACATTGTACCTCTACATAACAAAATCATCATCAGTTTCAATCCATTCAACATCATAAACAGGCATTAATCTAAATCTGTGTTGTCCATCTGGATAACCTGGAACATTACTATATTCAGAAGATATTATTTCTTTTTCTCCGTAAGTTCGTCTATAACTAACAGCACGTTCATCAGACCATTCATCCTTCAATCTTTTTCTATCTTCTTTTGATAACTCTTTACCAAATCTATTAAGTATTTCAGCTTTCGTTAACCATTCTCTTATTACTGCTCTTGATGCATCTCTAGCATAAGGAGTTTCATAATTGTCATCAGTAAAAGTATTCAATGGATTTAGAACTTGAATCTTAACATTACTTTGATTCTAAGAACTAAGTACTCTAAAATAAGAAAGTCCTGAAATTAATATATCTGTTAAAAGCTATCTAAGTTTAGTTTTAAGATCCGTTTCTCTTGACTACATTATATACTAGATAATGTCTTGGGCTGCAGTTTCATATTTAGAAACAAACGAGTCATTAACATTTTCAATAATTTTATCAAGCTACATTTTAATAGATTTATCGGTAGTATCTTTACCATCAATAAACTATAATAGAGAATTAGTTAAATGACTTTTCAAAAACTCTACTAAAGCTTTCTCAATTTCTAACTATTTCTCTCGCTCAATGTTACTTATTGTTCTAGCATCTTTACAAGATATTTTTGGAAGTATTGGAGTATCCAAATATTCACCGACTAAAGCATCTATATGCTTCTTTAGTAATGGTGTAAATTCAACTGATGTTGGGCTTCCAATTCCATAATTATTCTCTAAGTATTCAAACTATTCAGGATCTCTTATACCGTTATAATAATTATAAGCTTTCTAAAGTTCTACCTTGTCGTAAACTAACTCAGAAATAACTTCATCTGCTTTGTCTATTAATTCTTCGTCCTTCATTTGCTGGGAATTTACCAGTTACGTTATAATGTTTAATTTTAATCATTTTAGAAGCACGTATCTATTCTTTAATAAATTTAAGATACTCTTCATCTGGCAAATCTGCCATAAACACTATAGGATTTTCAGTATTATTTAAATTAAATGCTACCTTATATCCTTCGGGTTCTAAATCTTCTATTTTTAATCTTCCGTTATATTCAGCTTTATAAATTTCTCTAATATAACCTAGGATCGCTTGTTTCAACTCTGTATGGGTCATCTTCTTCGATTCTAATATTAAATGTAGGTTGCTATCTCTATTTAGGAATTGCTCCAAAATGTCGATAACCTTTTTCATCTTTATACCATCCAATATCTTCAAATTCTTCAACATCTTTTTTAACTACAGAAGGCTACCTTCCAGATAATTCCTAATCTGCTAAGAATGTCATACCTAAGGCAGCAATAATATCGAACTTTGTTTTATTCTCATCGTTGTAAGAATTTAACTGTTCAAGTATTTCTTCAAACCAGATTGTATGACAATAATCTTCAACAAAATCAGCAGTTAAATCTGTATGTTGTTCAATGATAGCTTTAGTTGCTGGAGTTCCATATGATTTACTATTACCATTCTTTACATCAGCAAGAGTGGCTCTAGGTCTACGCATAAAATAACTTAAACAATTATTTTCTCTAGCCCAAGTTACCATTGCCATACGAGTTGCCTCAATATTTATTCTACAATTATAATATCTACATAAGCACATTGCAATTTTATATGCTTCTCTAATATTCTATGGTCTATCTTTATACATACATACAATCATAGGTTCAGCTAAACCGTATGCACGTTTTAAAATAGTAATACAGAAGTCAGAAGGAGATCTAGTTTGACTAGAAGTTTGTGCTGCACCAATATCAATACCATCAATACCAGCAACATATAAATCTCGTAATTCTGTATAATTGCGAGCTTCAAATTCTTCTCCAGCAGCTTCAGCTTTTATTTGTTTAGCTTTCTAATCTTCTTTATAAAGATCTGACCATACTGGATGTTCAAGTATTTGAACTTTTCCATTTTTATCAGGAATCCATCTAAAACCATTTATATTGTCAAAAGTATGTTTGTTATTTTTAAAAGCATAAACTAACAATCCTTTCTCAGGTCTTGGACCACGCTTATGTAATTTTATTTCTGCTAACTAATTAGCAATATTTGTTTTATTAAACTTGTTTACACCTTCAAGACTAAATGCTTCTTCTGCTGTCCAGCATCGCTCAGCACATTTTTTAGGATACTCATTAGGTAAAGCTAACAAGTGATTTCTCTCTTCCTATAATACTTCTTTATATTCTTTAGTGTTACATACTCCACGATTATCCATATATTTTGGATTCAATGCTTGTATATAATAAGGAATAAAGAATCCTGTCTCTACTGAAGTACCATCAGCAGTATATGTGTGTCTATAAGGTAATATTTTAAAAGCTCTTGGATGATAGTAAATCTCTTTCAGTCCTTCTAGAGCTGTACCAGAATCACCACCAGTACCACCAAACACCATAGTTCCACGAGGAACACCTTGTATTTCACAAAGCTCTTGTCCTTGTACTACAGCCGTTGTTAAATCAGGCCAAGAACCACTTTCATCGTATATTAATAAGTCTACACGATCACCACGAATATTAGAAGCTTTACTTCCATTAATTCCAATGACTGTAGACTAAAAACCAGATGGTTCAAACTAACCATTCACTTTTGTGTAAACACCAGAAGTTTTTTGTAAATCTTGATCGACGATACGAGGTTTAGCAAATCCTCCTTGTGTTTTAGTATTTAAAAATGTAAGAGCATGAGTAAACTTGCTGAATGTTCCTTTTAAGAATTTATCATTATAGCAAGTAATCATGGTTCTACTTTTTCTAATAGTACTATACATTCTTGCAGACAAAGATGCCATAATTTCTGAAAATCCAATTGAACGAGCTTTCATCATTGCCACATGTTTATGCAATATACGTGCCATCTAAAGATAGTGAAAGAATGTATAATGTGAAGCAAAGAAAATAGGAAAATCATCATTAGTACCATAACCTGATGCTTGAGACTAATTAACTGAAGGTAATTGATAAAAATTTAAAAAGAAATAATTATCTCCAGTAATAGTATATCCATTTACAGAATATCCATATTTACAACGAAGATATTGCTCTTTCCAAAATTCATTATATCTTTTACTACCTTTTAAATGCTAAGTGTATTTACCAGTACGTTTATATTCTTCTCTAGCTTCGGTAAACCAATCTGGATTAAAGTCTAATCCTTTAGTTTCTGTTAAAGGTCTATAACCTGTAATCTCATAAGAAAGTTCTGGATCAAATACTTCTATAGGATCTTCTTTTCTAACATCCCAATAATCTTTATTATAAGATCTCTCAATTCTTATTTGTTCTACTAATTCTTTTGCTTCTTGTATATCTTGTTTTTCTAGATTATCAGCTATCTCCTAAATAATTTCCTAAGCCTAGTCTACTATTCTTTTAGCCATAATTAAATATCTCCTGGATCAAATCCATCTTCAATTCCAGCACGATTAACAGATTGTTCAGTTAATTCTTTCTTAACCTAATCTTCTAGAATTATTAATTCTTCATGTACCTTATGTAAAGTGGACATTTCCTTCATTACTTTTTCTGCCTGAAATACAGGCTTACCATTTGCATCACGTTCATTTAAATCTACAATCGTATCAAAGTAATCTATAAACTAATCACAAGCACGTCTTGCAGCCTATAATAATTTAATAGATTTATTTGAATCTTGTAGTTCCCTATACTTCCTACAAGCAGCTCGAAAATCAGGATCGTTAAATTCTTCTTCTGTTATTCCAGAATCTTCTATCGCTTCCTAATGTCGTTCCTATTCTGAATACTAACTATAAGGACTTTTCCAATCTATAGCGAGATAAATATAAGTCAACTCTCTAGTTGCTCTTTCTTTAAATTTACTTTTATCTCTTTTTATTAGATTGGAAAATTCCTTAGTTAATAATAGTTCAGGTTCATTTAATTCAAGTTGCTTGTCTACATTATCATAAACAAAAACATTCATTATTTTCTTTTCATTTTAGCTCCACATTTATCTTTACGATATTTGTTTTTAAATTCTTCAACCTCATCCATTTGTTTTTCAACCATCTTGTTACCACCTTGATTTTTCTTCATACAAGCTTTACAAATACGTCCACCTTTCTTATAATAACCCATTTCATATCCATCTGGACATTTATTTTGTAAGAAATTAATATAATCAAGTTTTATTCCAAATTTAGCTTTGCGTTGCTTAGCCTGTTCATATTCTTGACGAATTTTTTGTATTCCTTGTTTACCTTTCTTTTGAACATATGCTTGAAGGTCTTTTTCGTCATTAATAGTGTCATTATCTATTTTTTTAGCATAAGCTATTAAATATTGTATAAATTCTTCCTAATCGTTTTCGTTCATAGTTCCTCCTTGTTGATTTATTGTTTCTTTTTTTATTATCGTTTGTTATTGCCAAAGCCTTCCAGTGTCTAATCGAAATTTCCAATCCCAACCATTCTAGTCAGCTATGTTTTCAGTATCTTCTTGTTTTTTTGATTCTGAAGGTGTAGCAGTTTCAGAATGTGAGGGACTCCAAGTATTACCTTGTAAATAATAACTACTAGGGCTATTCCAAGAATTACTCATAAAATAATTCTAAAAACTACTTGGAAGTTGCTCCGATGTATCATTAGAATCTGTAGGTTTAAAACTAACAAAATCTTCTTGAGCTTTTAATGTACTTCCGGAATTAAAGTCTATTTTAGGTTTAATTTTAATTTTAGGTTTAACATAACTAGCTACAGCCTAATCAAAATCCATTAAATTTCCTGTTTTATTGATATAATCTTGATATGCTTTCTAAGTATTAGCTCCCCATTTACCGTCTTCTAATAATTTGTGACCATTTGTTCCTAAATAACCAAGTCTATTTAACTATTGTTGAATAGCTCTTACTTGCTCAGGACTTGCGCCCATATTCTGAGCATTCTGATTCCACTATCCGTTTACTACTTGATTCTTAGCTTCCCACTAACCTTGATTATTAAAATTGAAATATTTTTCTTTTTCTAAAGAATTATTTTCCATTTGCTAAGCAAGAGTATCATCTTCATTAGTAAGAGGATAAAATTGAGTAACAGGTTTAGGAGTTCTTTGCTTTATATATTGTTCACGTCTAGCTCTTTCGCCTGCAGCCCAATCGTCGTCAAACTAAGAATCAAAATAAGAACGAGCTTTCTTTAAATTGACATTATTGTTAGAATTTGCAGTTAATTCTCCTAAATAATTTTTCCATCGTTCGTTATATGCTTTTTCTCGTCCAGCATTTGCATCAAATCCATCATCTAAATTTGTTGTTGTATTCTAATTTAGATTTAATATTCCAAATGGGTCTTTAACAGAATATTTTGAAAAATCATAAGTGTTATCACCTAATCCCATAATTAAACTAACTTTAAATCCTTAGTACTAAATACAGCTTCTTGTAATAAACCAGAAGTTGTAAACCATCTGCAACGTATTCCTTTTAATCCAGAATTATTTTTAAATAATGCTAGCTCTTTTCTCAGAACTAGCATTTTAGGAGATTCTATTTGTCTTAATACAACAACATCTCCTGGGTGAAAATATATTTTATCCTCTTCCATTTTTACGTTCTGTTAATCCACTGTTAACTACAGCCATGATACGAGTTTCATTAACTGTTACGAAACCTTGTTTAAAGAACGGTATTTGATTTTCACAAGCAACTGTAAAGAACACTAAGTCACCAGTTTTTAAGAACTTAACTTCTGGACCAGTTTCAATAACAGTACCTACTTTAATAAATGGACTATCTTCTTCCTCTTGACCAGTTTCCTGATTTTTGTGAGTTTGAACCGAACCTCCACCTAAATCTACAATAATACCAGATTTTGTAACCTCAACTCTTTGGAATGGATTTTCATTAAAAGGTTTAATAAGTACATAACTTCCAAGAGGCATAATCTCAAGACCATTCATATCCTCAGATATTTCTTTAGCATAATTTTCAAGAACTTGATTATGTTTCTCAAATTTGTCTATATATTCATCTACCTTAGTGTTGAACTTTTCTTGTTGCTCTCTAAGAAGTGTTTTGTGTGCTTCTTCACCATTTAAAACAAAATGTTGTCCTGTACCTTCCATTCCAGTAACCATGTCTGCAATTTTTTGATTTTGATTTCTCATAAGTTTACCATTTATTCATTTCACATTTTTCATTAAATAATCTAGTCTTATTGTCTAATATACATCCGCATATTCCACATACATCTCCAATAATTTTTATATTCTATTTTTCTCTACACTTGTCACATATTTTAAGTCTATCTTTAGACATCTCTTCTTCTTTATTTGTTAATTTATAATAAATACTTTTAAGTATTCTAAGAGGATGTTTAAAAATAGCAATAATCCATTTAATTACCATTTGTCTACAATACAATGATTTTCTCGTCTTTGAACTTTAGTTGGAATATAACATCCACAACCTTTTACATATCCTTTCTTGGGTTTATCACTAACATCATCATTGTCAGGATTTATATATAAATATTGATTACAAGTATCACTATCATAATTATAAATAGGACAGTGCATACAAATATTTAATCTATCATCAATACTCAATTCTTTGGCGTTTTCTTTTATTTTCATTTAATATACTCTCCTTTTTATAAAAACGTAACATTTTAACAACTTCATCTTTTAAATAAGGTAAATGATATACAGTCATATTATCGTTATGATCAAAGTGAACTAAAACCAGATCTTCAATTTCAAAATCAGGATTTAATTGTTGAATCATAACAGCATATGTACTTAATTGCATTGTATAATGCCAATAATTAACATCATCTAAATTATTTAATGGATATTTCATTTTAGTTGTAGACTTTGTTTTACTATTATAGAAACTCTTTTGTTCGATTTTCTTATTCGTTTTCCAGTCTCCAATTACGATTTTATTACCTTTCTTTACTAATAAATCAATTTGTCCTGCTACGTTTAATTGACCATCTTTAGAAGACCAAGAAATAAGATATTCTGGATATATTCCGTTCTCTAAGTCTAAATCAGTTTTACCTTTAACACATTCAAATTTTCCTCCAATCTGAAACTTGCTAATGTCAATGTTATGTTTAGCTTTATAAAATGAATTTTCTAAATCTGCATGAATCTTTGTTCCTCTTTCACAAGAGTTTGTATTCTCTGCTTGCCATTCATCTAAAATTGCTTGTTGTTCTCTATTAAAATCATTTTCAGAAATATCATATAAATCAAGAATAGATTTATCAAATTTCTTAGAATTTAATAAAGACTTTTTCTCAATATTCCAAGATTCTTTAGGTAAAAGTTTCTCTAATGCTTTATAAGCAGACCAGAAATCTTTATCAAAATCATTGGTAAAACTATGTATCATAGTAGTAACTGATACAAAATTTTTTCTAGGATTAGTAACATCAAAGTATTTATGAGTTTCCTCAACAAATGCAATGTTACCGTTCTGTTTAGTAATTTCTTCCATTTATTTTTCTCATTTTACATTAATCATATATCATTTTAATCTAAATAAATTTTGTATTTAACAATAATATAAATATATATGATATTGTACAAATAATTAACCATATTATTACATATAATTTAAACAAATGAATTATTTTTAGGACTTTACCTTATCTTTTCTTAAAGATGGATCTAAAATTCACATTAAAGAAGAAAATAAAGGTAAATTTACAGAGTCAGCTAAAAGGGCAGGTGAATCTGTTTAGGAACATGCTCATAAAGTTCTAAATAATCCTCACGCAACTAAATTACAAAAGAAAAGAGCGTAGTTTGCAGTTAATGCGAAGAAATGGAAAGCTTAGGACGGAATGAAAATTAATCCTTATGATGCTGGTAATCTAACTGAAACAATGTATAAAAATTTTAGTTTTGAAGATTATGGAGAACCGTGGCACCATTATAAGTTTACTATTCCAGAATGGTTAGCAGACAAACTAGGATATTTACCAGATGAAAGAGGTCATAGAGATGATAGAGTTAAACTTATTACACATCCAAGTTCTCCTTATAGAGGAAAATGGAAATCACTGTATTAGTTTGATTTAACAGATTTTGGTATGAATAATCCTAATCATACAATATTTGGATTAGCAGATGGTGGACAAGACCCGCAAGCTGTAGTTACATATAAAGGAGGAATAGTACTTCCAGAGATTACTGTAACACCTAAAAGTAAATATGTAATGAATCCATATGATAATAGAAAGTTTTATTTATGACGTATCAACAATCTAAAGAAAAAGCAAAAGAAGGTAAGATAATAATGTTACCAAATTATGTAGGATATTTTAATTGGGATTATGGTATAGAAAATTTAGTATTCCACAATAATACATATATTTGTGTAGCTGATGATTTAGATAACATTAAAAACAGAAACGATTTTTATTATATTATATGACAGACTGGATTAATGGATGGATTCCAGAAAGAAAACGACAAGATTATTATGATAGAATAAATCCAGGTGCTGGATTTGGACCATTTGCATTTATAGGATAGGGATTTAAATATTATTTAGGAGATGGAAGTAGTAGACAAAAAGCAACTCCAGAATCAGAAGCTAGATGGGCAGCATATTTAGGATTACCTTATGATAAGTCTAAAGCTCCTGACACTACAATAAGATTTGAACACGATAAAGATTATCCTGACCGATAGTATCAAGGTCTTAGCTAGGACTCAAAAAATGAGATAAGAGAAAGGATAATTCCAGTACTTGAGGATAATGAATTAAAAGAAGGATGGACTTAGGTAATAGGAGACAACAATCCTATAAAAAGAAAAGCTAAATTTACTAAAGATAAAACTGTAATATATCCTAGACAAGATCATACTGATGACCTTGAAAGTTTTGGAATTAGAGAAGTTGGTAATTCTGGAATTTATGAAGTAGGAGATAAATATGATTTTCCTTGGTATGTTCCAATTCCAGATAGACCAGAAGGAAGAGAACTAATGATTAGAGATACTATATGGAGCCCAAGAGCTAATCCAAAAGAATATAAAAAATTAATTAAAAAGAGACAATGAAAATAATCTATAATAAAATAATTCCATTTCCAGGTTATAAAGCAATAAATATATTTGGAATATTATTTGCTAGAAAGAATGCAAAAATAGATTAGAAAACTATCAATCATGAATCTATTCATACAGCTTAGATGAAAGAGATGTTATATATTCCTTTTTATATTTGGTATTTAGTTGAATATATAATTCTCCTTATAAAGAAAGATAAGAATCCTTATAGAAATATCCGATTTGAAAAGGAAGCTTATTTATATCAAGATGATGATGAATATTTGAAACATAGAACACATTTTGTATGGGCAAGCTTATAAAAAAACATTAGGCTGGTAGTAATATATTGAATCTTCATGATGAAAAGCCTACTGCTATGGATAATACTTTTATTTAGAAACCTGATTATAATATTACTCCTATAGCAGCCTTTGATAAAAATATAGGTCAAAGAAATCCTAATTATGATTTAAGAGATGATACTTATGGTATTGTAGGATTGCCTAATGTAAATGTTTATCCTAATTATAAATCTGAGAAGGATAAACAAAGAGCTTTAAATATGGCAGAAGGAAATAGAGGAAAGAAATATATGCAAGAAGCTATTGACAAATATGCTTTTCCTGTAGGAGCTGCCATAATGGGAGGAGCCACAGCTGCATCAATGGGAGGAGCAGGTTTGTTATCTACAAATATGACTCCTTTAGATGTCGCATTTATAGCTAACGATCCTTCTAACCCTGTTAATTATATGCCTGCTGTATTTTCCGGTAGAAATTTAATTAGTAAAGGTATTAGTAAAGGAAATAAGATCAGAACTTCTTTTAATAGAGGTATTAAAAAAATGAATAATCGTGTTAATGATCCTATTTTCGATACTACGCTCAGAGATTATAAAAGTGATTTTGTAGATGCGATGAGGTTTAGATTCGGAAAAAGAATGGAAAATTCTGGGATTAATTTTTGGATTCGTGAAAAAGATCATAATGCAATTAAAAAAATCAACGAAAGATATAAATCCAAGGTACGTAATAATAGAATAAATCCAAGAATATTTGATGAATACTTAGAATATAAAGGAATTACTAATAATTCAGAATATGAACAATTAACTAAAATATTTAATGAAGATCCAAGGTATTTTGATTTTGTTATAGCAAATCGAGAATTAGATCCATTAAATCCAGAGACAGTTTCTAAGTTTATTAAAAAACAAAGTACTTCTATTAGAGGAGTTAATGTTAATTTAGAGGATGAGGATAAAATAGAAGAGTATTTAACTACAGATAGTTTCCATCCTAACGGTGGAGATAGATTAAGTACTGATAAATATGGTGTTTATCATAGTAATGATGATGCAATAGCAGAAAGATTTAGTAATCCAAAAGGGGACAAAGAATCTATAGGAGCTATTGCAAAATTAGTATATGATTTTGGGGATGATGTTACTTTGCCAATAAGAGAAAGACTTGCTAATGTTAGAAGAAAGATATTTCCGTATGATGTGGTTGATGCATACGAAGGTATAAATATAACAGATAGATTACGAAGTGGATATCCTATAACAGAATCTCAATATTCAACAAGAAACGGACAAATATTACCTGGGTTTGAAAGAACAGCTAGAACTGAAGAAACTAATTAGAAAATATTCGATATAGAAGATTTAAAGAAATATAAACGATATAAAGACGAACACGGTAGATGGGCAAGAGATATAACTAATGGAGATTTAGCTTTACAAAATACTTTATTTGAAGGAAATAATATTGGTAATAGTTTTGGGGACTATTTAAAATTTATGAGAACTGTAGAAAAGTATTTACCAGAAACAGAAATTAAGAATCCTGAATTTTAGAAATTAATTGAAGAATTTAATAATACATCATAGCCTATTTTGGAAAATCAATTTGATTTAAAAACTAATTTAGTAAATTAGATTAGGAATAATTCCTTATACAAAGGTTATTATAACATGACTTCGTTAATTAATACTTTAAAATATTATTCGCCAAAAACTACTACTACTATGCATCTTTTACCTAAAACTGCTGTTGGTACTTATGCAGGGTTAGGCGCAGCTAATTATATTACGGAAGAAATTAAAAGAAGTAAAAGAAAAAATGAAAAATTATGGGCAAAAAGAGAAAATAATGAAACCAATGAAGAATAAGCTTATAAAGAAATGTCAACAAGGATCATCGTTTAGAAATCTTAACTACGATTAGTTTGTTGCTTCAATGTCTCCAGAAGCTAAAGCTTAGATTAATCGAGGTAGAGCTTAGGCAGCTTTAGAAGAACATCCAACTAGTGAAGTAGTAACTTATACTGATGCTGATGGATAGGTTAGAACTGCTACTGGAAATGCTGCTGTAAGTGGTAATGACCCTGTAGGAGATTTTATTGTTACAGGAGTTGTGTTAGGTAAACCTTTAAGTTGGGTAGGTAGTAAAACAATAGACTTAGGATTAGGAATTGCTGGTAAATATGGAATTGGAACTGTTCAATAGGCTGCTAGAAATAGACTTGTTGGTAGAGTAATGAAAAGACAAACTCCAGAAACTCCTCAAACTATATTCTTTAATAATGTAGGTTGGGGACCAAAAGAAACTATGAATGTAGTTCATAAATCTTTATCTGCTGAACCTCTTAAATTATATAATCCTAATAGATATGATGTTGTTAATGAAGGAGCTAATCCTCATGGTATTTGGTATACTATAAATCAAGGAGTTGAAAGAACTGCTAAAAATTCTACTCCAGAAAAAGCTGTTAAAGCTGCAAATACTAGAAAAATGTTTGCTAAACGTCCTTATACTTATGAAGGAGAATTAACTTTAAATAAACCTATGGTTACTGTAGGAGATGTTCCAGATAGATCTTATTTAAGTTATTATGCAGATAATGCTGGAGCTGATGGATTAATTTATAATGATATTTATGACAATGGATATAATCATGCTAGAGAAGTATTATCTTATAAACTTCATGATAATTAGCCATTAAATATTAGAGCATATAAAGGAGGAAATGCTTCTTTAGCAGCTCGTAATAATAATGATACATATTATTGGAATGGTCCAATGACTACTTGGGATAATTTTGACATTCCTAGATACAAAGCAGATGTGTTTGCTGGAAGAAAAGAATTTATTGATTGGATGAACAATCCAGAATATATTAGAGCAATGTATGCTAATAAAGCAGAAGCAGAAAGTATGGGATTATCTTATACTCCAATAATTGAAAAACCTGAATATCAACAAGCTATAACTAATTTTAAACCCAATTTACATGCTAGTTTAGATGGAGCAAATGGACAAGTAGATTTATAGAATGATCTTCCAGGAGTTATACATTTATCTAGTAAAATGAATATATCTGCCACTCCTACAACAAGACATGAACTTGCACATAGTGCGCGGTTAGCATATCCTACTACAGGAGATATAAATATTAAGAAAAATGAGTTGGCTTATTTACGATTTAAAAATTCACAAGTATTTAATGACTCAAAAGCTGATTTAACTGATATTGTTGATAATAAGTTTTATGATTTTAGTTCAAAAGGTTATCCGCATGAAGCCGTAACAAATGCTAGAGATTTAGGAGCACAATATGGAATTAAAGTCGGTCAAGAATATCCCGGAGATTAGCAAGTATTAGATTTATTAAGAACAATGCATGATAATCAACGACCAGGAAGTTTTGGTGCTAAATTTATTGAAGCTTTAAGAACTGACAAGGAACATCTTAAATACGTATGGAAAGCATTAGATGGTACGTAGTGGAGTATTCTTCCTTTTATAGTTGGAACAACATATTTAAGATTAAATCAAAATAACAATTAAACAGAAAAGTATGAGTAAGATAAAAGAATTTCTAGTTAAAATGGTAACATCACATTCTGGAATATCTTCTAAAAGAGTATGTGGTGTTATAGGATTTATAGTAATAGTATTTGTACTTATATACTG